CTAAGAACGGTCTAAAGTGCACCGATGGTCGAACGATCATGGCAGGCGCATTTAAGCACAACGATACACTGCGGGTGCCCCTCGTCTGGCAGCACCTCCACAATGAGCCTGAGAATATTCTTGGGCATGCAATTCTCGAGAACCGTGAGGATGGCGTTTACGCCCATGCTTACTTTAACTCCTCTGAGAAGGCACAGACGGCAAAGATCGCGGTCAAGCATGGCGATATTACTATGCTCTCGATCTACGCTAACAACCTTACCCAGCAGGGTAAAAATGTCCTCCATGGTGATATCAAGGAGGTCAGCCTGGTCCTTTCGGGGGCGAATCCGGGCGCAAAGATCGACAACGTTAACCTTATGCACGGCGATGGTTCGCTGGATGCACTGGAAGACGAAGTCATCATTCACACCGGTCTCGCTCTTGATGCAGTGGACGATGAAGATATTCAGCATGCTGAAGAAGGCAAGACAGTCAAGGATGTATTTGACTCGATGTCCGATGAGCAGAAGAATGTCGTCTACTTCATGATCGGCGAAGCACTTGAGGGTTCCGGAAATTCTGGATCACTCAAGCAGAGTGACAACTCTGAGAACGACATGCAGCATGCCGAAGACGGAAAGACGGTCAAGGCCGTATTTGACTCGATGTCTGAAGAGCAGAAGAATGTCGTTTATTTCCTTATCGGGGAAGCACTTGAAGGGTCTGAAGGCGACGACGATTCTCTTGAGCAGAGCGATATCGCTCACGATGAAGAACTCTCCAACCAGGAAGTTCTTGACACCCTCAATGAGGACCAGAAAGAGGTCGTTTACGGCCTTATTCACTCGGCCCTCAACAACTCAGATGACGAAGACGACCTCGATCCCGAGGATGTCCAGCATATGTTTGAATCCCTCAATGAGGACCAGGAAGAGGTCGTTCGCGATCTGCTCTCTGAGGCTCTCGCCCATTCAGAAAACCAAGGAGACGAAATGCCCACCAACATTCAGCACGCAGACGAAGAGACCGTCAAGGACGTCTTCGAGTCGATGTCCGAGAAGCAGAAGAACGTCGTTTACTTCATGATCGGTGAAGCACTCGAGGGTAACGATTCCAACGACACCGAACTCAAGCAGAGCGATATCTCTGACCACATTGCACACTCCATCCAGGAAGGCTTCGCCACTATGTCCCGTAACGCATTCGAGAGCAACGGCTCCGCAGCAAACTCCGAGCGTCCCACGCTCTCCCACTCCCAGCTCGAGACCATCGTAGCTGACGCCCAGAAGCTCGGTTCCTTCAAGGAATCCTTCATCCAGCACGCTGGCACCTACGGCATCGATGACATCGATGTTCTCTTCCCGGATGCCAAGACCCTTGGCAACTCCCCCGACGTAATCGGTCGTCGGCAGGAATGGGTTGCTGACGTCCTCGGCGGCGCCAAGCACTCCCCCTTCTCCCGCATCAAGTCGACCGCTGTTGACCTGACTGCTGATGAGGCTCGCGCCAAGGGTTACGTAAAGGGTAACCTGAAGAAGGACGAGATCATCAAGCTGCTGAAGCGCGTGACCACGCCCACCACCATCTACAAGAAGCAGAAGCTGGACCGCGATGACATCGTGGACATCACCGACCTCGACGTCGTTGCCTGGCTCAAGGCTGAAATGCGCGTAATGCTCGATGAGGAACTGGCTCGCGCTATCCTCATCGGTGACGGCCGCGAAGTNGATGACGAGGACAAGATCGACGAAGAGAAGATCCGTCCCATCGCNCGCGACGTAGACATGTACGCACACTCGATCACNGTTGCTTCCGAGCTGTCGGCNGACGCCATCATCGAGTCCGTTCTGCGCACCCGCACCTACTACAAGGGNACCGGCACCCCGACGTTCTACACCACGGATGCCATCCTGACCGACCTCATCCTCCTGAAGGACAAGGTTGGCCGTCGCCTGTACGAGACCGAGGCTTCCCTTGCTGCCGCCCTGCGCGTCACCAAGATCGTCACGGTTGAGGTCATGGAGTCCGCTCCGGATATCCTGGGCATCGTTGTAAACATGGCTGACTACACGATCGGCGCCGACAAGGGCGGTCAGATCTCCATGTTCGACGACTTCGACATCGACTACAACCAGCAGAAGTACCTCATCGAAACTCGCGTTTCCGGTGCGCTGACCAAGCCGAAGTCCGCTATCGTCATCAAGAAGACCCTGGGTGTTGTGGTTTCCCCGCAGACCCCGTCCTTCAACGGTGCGACCAACACCATCACCATCCCGTCGGTTGCTGGCGTTGTCTACTCCAACGCTGAGACCGGCACCCAGGTGTCCGGCTCGGTCATCATCACGGAGACCACCGAGATCGAGGCTCGCCCCGACACCGGTTACTCCTTCCCGCACAACACGGATGCTGACTGGACCTATGTCTACAGCTCCTAGTCTGTAAGGACTAATCAAAATGGCAGGATCAAGGTTCTATGATGTGATTGGGGTAGCTCAATCCAACGTAGAGATTCGGCCAGGGTATTACGGGGACGTCATCGTAGAGCGAAAGTACTATGGTGACGTCCTCAGTAATACCCGATCGTTGGAGGGGGAGAAGGTCAACCAAGACATCTCCGTTGGTAACTCGATTAGTATTATCGGGGACTCATTTACAAACACCTTTCATGCCCTTCGCTATATCCGGTGGATGGGGACTCTTTGGACCATCAGTAATGTTGAGATGAAGAGTCCCCGTCTGATCCTGAGGCTTGGGGGTGTTTACAATGGACCGACGGCTGAAACTCCAAGCACTCCTTGAGGGTATCACCGGGGCTAAAAAAGCCTACTTCCAACCACCGCCAAGTCTCGCGATGACATACCCGTGCATTGTCTATGAGCGTGATAACACTTCAACACAGCACGCAAATAATCTTCCGTATCGAAATATGCAGCGCTATCAAGTAACCATCATGGATTACGATCCCGATAGCCAGTTGCTTGCCAAGGTGTCACGGCTGCCAACAGCTAGTTTCTCTCGTCACTTTACGGCAGATAAACTCAATCACGATGTCTTCACTCTTTACTTCTGAAAGGAATAATCATGGCTGAAATCGTTTGGGATCAGACCGGTGACCGTATTTACGAAACCGGCGTTGATCACGGCGTTCTCTACATCCCCGACAATCTCGGAGTCTACAACACGGGTTTCCCGTGGAATGGCCTCGTTTCTGTCACCGAAAGCCCCTCCGGCGCAGAGGCAACTCCGCAGTACGCGGACAACATCAAGTACCTGAACCTGGTTTCCGCTGAGGAATTCGGCGCAACCATCGAGGCATTCACGTACCCCGATGAGTTCGCACAGTGCGATGGTACCGCTTCTCCGGCTGAAGGTCTGTTCATTGGTCAGCAGCGACGTAAGTCGTTCGGTCTGGCTTACCGCACCAAGGTCGGTAACGATATTGATGCGACTGACTACGGCTACAAGCTCCACCTTATTTACGGCGCCCTCGCGGCTCCGACGGAGAAGGCATACACGACGATCAATGATTCGCCGGAGGCGATCACTTTCTCGTGGGAGGTGACCACGACTCCCGTGGATGTGCCGGGTTTTAAGCCTGCCGCACAGCTCACGTTGGATTCAACGAAAGTTGCTGCGGGTAAGATGGCCGCTATCGAAACTCTCCTGTACGGCGCCTCGGCTACTGAGCCGAAGCTCCCGACGCCGGGCGAGATCATCACGATCCTCTCTGCTCCGTAGTAATACTGTTTGAAAGGAGACTGAGACTTCTAAAAGAGTTTCAGTCTCCTTTCAAAATGGGATTAAATCCCTCCTTAAATTTTCGCCTTTATCGGCACCTACAAGATTGGACTAACTCATGGTTTTCAAACCCGTCGGTGTCGACGAAAACGGCAAGTTTCCCACCCGTGTCGAAGAGGCACTTTCTGCCACTTATGAGCCCAAGGGTGCAGCCGCTGCCGCAGTGGCTCCGAAGCTGGACAAGACCGAAGCGGCGACAACCTACGCCAGTACGCGGACGATCCGGCCCAACGGCAACACCACCGTGTTCCTTGGCGACTCCAACACCTACCTTCCGGGCGGCGGCATGGTCCCCGTCTGGGCGTATCAGGCGGCGGTGAAGTCACGTCAGCGGATCAAGTTCAACGCGATCTACGCGACACCCGGCGACACGATCCAGGAAGCGTCCGACCGCTGGCTGGACACCATCCTGGCGCTGTCCCCGGCGCCGTCCGCGTGCATCATCGCCCTCGGCACCAACGACACCAACCGGAACACCGGCACGGCGTTCAATATGGCCACTAACTCGGCGTCCTACCTGAACATCGTCAACAAGCTCAAGGCACGCGGCATTGCACCGATAGCCACGCAGATCATCCCGAACAATGCGGCATCCACGGTGATCCAAACCAACATCCAGCGATGGAACCGGCAGCTCCGGGTGCTCGGTGACACCTACGGTTTCCCGGTCATTGATACGTACACGCCGCTGGTCAACACCGCGAACGGGCAGATTCAGGCCGCGTATCTCGACACCTCGGACGGGCTCGGCCTGCACTTGACGAACGTGGGCCGCAAGAAGTTCGCGGAAACCATCGCCGCAGACGCCGCACCGCTCTACCCGCCCGCACCGAACCTGACCGCAAAGTTCGGAACCGACCCGACCAACCTTGTGCCGTGGTCCACCGGCTGGGCGAACTACAACGACACCGCTGGTGGCGTCGTGGTTGGCAACAAGGCGCCCGTCGCAGGGGACAATCTCTCCGGCACATGGCGGGAAGTCACCTACACCGGCACCACGTCCCACCTCCAGCAGACCGGCACCATTCTGCCTACCATCCCCCCGGCCGGGCGGTTGTACCAGTTCAGCGGGCGGGTCCAGTCAACCGGCGTGGAAGCGGCCGTAGCGGCAGGAAACGCTTCATACATCAGGGTGCGCATCGAGTTCCGCAACGACGCCTCGGCATCCCTCGGCTACATGCTCGGCATCTACGACTGGAACGTGGACGCGGATGGGACGTTCTGCCTGGAACAGGTCCCACCCGTGGGAACTACTCGGTTCGTTGTGCAGGTGGAGGCGGGTAAGGCCAGCGCAGGGACGCCGATCGTGCTCCGCGTCGGTGAACTTACCGTCCGTGACCTGACTTCAATGGTCTAACTGCTAAGCGTTTGAAAGGCCTGCCAGAACCGGTGGCCTAGTTCCCGGCCAGCCAAACTTTCCGGGCGCGACGAACAGGCCGCGCTTTCATGTGATTCCCCATGCCCCAAGCATAGGGGCCAATAAGACCGGTTAAGTTCCCCAACTTAAAAACCGCATAACAAAAAGAAAGGAGATCAGGGAATGCTCAGCATCACTATACCGAAACTTGAACTGTTTGACAGTAAGAACAACATCTTCGTCAATCAGGATGAAGTTACGATTGAGCTTGAGCATTCCCTGGTCGCCCTTGCTCGTTGGGAATCAAAATGGGAGAAACCTTTCCTGGGTCCCGACCAAAAAACCGAAGAAGAGACAATCGACTATGTCCGATGTATGACTATGACATCCGATGTTTCTCCGGAGATTTATCACAGACTTAATCAAGGCCACTTTAAACAGATCAATGAATATATCGACGCTAAGATGTCTGCTACATGGTTCTCTGAACCTCGTTCAGCTAGTACTGGTAATGCACCGGTTAAGCGTAGT